GCCGCAAGGTTTGCGTATTCTTCAACTGTACCTGTAAATAAACTAGCCATTTGGCTTAATGTTATTTTTTTACTTATGCCTGTTGATGGGTCTCCTATTATTGTTAAATCGCTTAAACTCGGAGTAAGTTCGGTAGCTAACTGATTAATCTTTTTACTATTCATAGTTAATATGTATAATTTGATGGAACCTGACATCTATCATTGATAAATGGCAAAGTAAGTGTAATGTCTAACTTAACACCTGCTAAATAATCAGGGTCGCTTTCTGTATAATAAGTAATAGGAACATTGTTACCTAAAGACCAAGTAACAATACTATAATCTTCAGGGTATCGTAATTGAGCAACTATATCTTGACCTACTAAAGTCATATCGGACATAACCTCAGTTTCATTTGTTTCCTCACTAAGCATTCTATCCATAAAATATAAACTAAATGAATAGCCTATTTCTTTTGCATAAATATTGGCACCTGTTAAAGTAAAAAACATAGCAGGATAGGTAACTTCCTGTTTGCTTAATCTTTCCCAAACATCGCCAAAGTACACGAAATTAATTTGTTCGTGGTCGTTGCCTAGTTTTGTCAGTTGTGCTACTATTTGGTTTAATGTCATTTTTCTTTGCTTTTTCTAAATAAACTTTTAGCTTATTTTGATTTTTTATTGTTACTTGTTTGCTCATATTAACAACATCCTATATTACCTTGGTATCTTTCCTCAAATGATTTTCTATATTTGGCATCATCTCCACAACAACCATTGTCTCCTAACCACATAGATATTGTATATCCATCATTATCAGGCTTAATGCTATCTATACCACTACCAAAATTCAAGTAGTTAGGATATAGAACATTATTTTGTTTCAAATATTTAATCATTCTTTGCTTATAGAATTCTGCTCTAGACCTGTATCTATTTGCAACATCAATCATGTCTTGCATAGATGGATTTTCAGTATTCTCTCCTGACTTTCTTAACAATCCTTTGTTATAGAATTGATAAGATAAACCCATAGGCAATTCACTCATAACATAATATACAAGACAATCTGCAATATAGTCATCCAATAAGGTTGTTTCTTCTGCAGTATATGTATTGCCTTCAATAGCAGTTTGTAATTGATTGTATAAAGCAGAACCTAATGCAGGTAAAATATACATATCCTGAGCAGTTTTAATCTCAGGCAGTACTAATTTTTCATCTACATTTGCGTGTAAACCTGTTCTATCCTTAATGTTTTGTACTGATATAAATAAAGTATTCTTGCTCATTTTATTTTCTTGTTACTATGTTTGAAACCCAATGATGTCTGCAACTAGGACTATGGTTATTTGTACCCGGCTCAGTATACCAACCACCCCCTCTATCAAATACGGAGTAACCTAATCTCATAGTCATTTGTTCAATTTCTGAACGACTATACATTTTACCTGCATCTAATAAAGCCTTACAAAATGGTCTGCTAGTTGTTTTATCACTATCATTAAATCCTGTGTTCCATTCGTAAGAATATCTAACCAATAATTCTTTAGTTTGCGGAGTTGTTGTACCTGTTATAGTACTAATAGGTGCAGTTAAGGTTCTTTCAGTTATAATATTTTCATCATAACCTTCTCCTACACTTATTTCTTCCACCTTTAAATATCCACTATCAACAAGTTTATTAATTACATAGTTAATAGTTTCAGGAGTTGAGTTTAAAACCTCAGCAATTACATCAGGAGTAATACGTTTATCCTTTGTAATTAGGTCTAATACATTAGCTTGTAATTGACTTACATCTGCAAATAACTCGTATTCATTATCATCATTGAATTTCTTTTTTTGTTTCCAAACTTGAAATCCATCTTTTGCTTCTCCGAACTCAAAAAACAAACTAAAATCTTGTTCTGCAAATTGTGCTTGTTGTACAGGTTCTGCAACAGGTTGATATTTAGTAATATCTATACCTGCCTTTTCAAGTAACCATTCCTTAGGAGCAATTTGTTGTAATATTTGTTCCGATAATTCTATTCCAATAGCTTCAGTAGGAATAATTTTTAATTCAGGTTCCTGTATTCCTCTTAACTTAGCTAACATATTGAATACACCTTCTAAGTGCATTTGTTTGCTATTTACATAGGTATTTTTAAATATCTCGTAACCATCTCTCATTTCACTACGGCTTCCTAATTTTCCTGGTGTTGCGATACCAAAAATAGATGGGGTAGTAATTTGATGCCCACTAAAAATATTAGTTTGTATTAGTTCATCTACCTTTTGAAAATCTTCCTTAGTAATATCACTTGCACCTAAGTCATCAATGATAGGTTTTCTTTGTGGGTCAGTAACAAATGATAAGATAAACTTCTTGCCATCACTTCCACTAAATCTTTTAGTAAACCTTTGCTCAATGTTTTTCTTCTCATCATCACTTGGTTCTCCGTTTGGTAAAGTTATAAGTTTACTTGCAGAGAAACCTGTTTGTGCGTTTCCTAATACATGCTTAGATATTTCAATATCACTTTCAATGTAATTTAATGCTCCAAAGTATGTAGGAAGCGAATAGATGCCCATATTTGGGCGATATTCCTTAACGTATAGTATTTGTTTAACCTTGCTTTCTGCGTTAGGATTAAAGGCAGTATAGACCTTAGCTTCTTCCTTGTTATCCTTCCAATCTTCCTTATACCAAAACTGCGTATTGTCCTTATTTGTGCGTATTTTAGTATAATCAATATGCCATATTTCAGCTAATTGACCTAAGTCATTCCATATAATTTCTAAAAAATAGCCACCAAATATCTCGGTATCTAAGCTAACCTTACGAGTAATATCTTCTAGGCTTTCAGTTCTATTTACTTTTTCAACGAAAGTTTTAGCCTGTTCGCTAGAACTCCAACCATTTGCAGTAATATAGTGTACTTTGCTTTTTACAATAGCGTTATGTTTAGCTGATTTGTTAAATAAATCAACTAAGTAGTTAGGATAGTCGTTTCTATCTCCATATTGTATGTAGCCTACTCCTTTTTTCTCCCTGTATTCAGGTTGTTTAGCTTCTGCGAATGTTAATACTAGTATATTATCCATTATTGTCTAATTGTAAATGTATCGTTTGTGTTATATTCCGCATAGGTCAAAGTAGTTCCTACTAATTCCATAATGCCTGATTCAACCATATTTAAACCTGCAGGATTAGTATTTGTAGTACTAGTTTGCTCATATATCTCATAATCATATTGACCATTCAAAGATGAAGCAAAATAAGTATTGACTACTATACTAAACTCATTGTATCTATCCTTGTAAGCACTTATATCGGTAGCGTTTAATTTAACAAATTTAACTTCCGTATTGGCACTTCTATTTGTAAATATAAACAAATAGTTTGGATTGGTCAATAACTGCTTTTCAGTTAAGGTTACAATGATATTTTGAGTTTGTCCTTTTGTTAGCCTAATCATATAACTAAATAGTAAAATGAGCTATTTATTGCACATTATGGATAAATAAGGATTTAGCTTTACTTTATTACAACTTTTGTCAAGTTATACCCTTACTTTTTGTCAAGTATTTATATTAAAAGGTTTACGCTTGGAGCCATTGCTGGTTCAGCACCTGAGAAAGTCAAAGTGAAACCACTTCTATCTCCCTGTGCAGTTCCTGTAGCGGCACTACCTGCGGTTAAATCTATACCTCTTGTTTTACCTAAATACCAATAGATACCATTGCTATCTTTTACAACAGCAACTAGGCTATTTTGTGCTAATAACAAGATTTCGTTTCTTGTATTAGTTTGCAACTTATTAAGAATTATTTGTAATTCTTGTGTGTAGAATACAGTACCATTAGCTACCGAAGCAGTAATAGTTTGGTTAAACATTGATGTATCTTTCACTAAAGCATATTTCCAAAAACGTTTACCTGCAGCCTTAGTCAAAGCAGTAATTACACCACTTGCTTCAGTTGAGGCAGTTACGTTTGAGGCTTCAGTAAAATACACTTCAACGATACCACCTAAGCTATCTCGGCAATCTAAAGTATATCCTTGTGTTAATGCGCACGCCATTGTTAATTAATTTAATATTTTTAAAAAAAGGGGAGGTATTTCACTCCCCTGTAAATTATGCTAATACGAATTTCACAATCTCATCAGGGAAAGCGATATTCACACCCATTTTGAATTCAGCTACGAAACGAACTTGGTCAGCTTCTTTAGCGTAGAAGATTTCAAACTTCTCTTCTTCGTTTAACAAGTCAGTTCCTAAGAACATGTTGCTTAAACGTAAAGCGTAAGCCTTGTTAGTACCATTCAAACCTTGTACTGCTACAACTTTGATAGTAGTACCTGGTAATACGAACTCACTATCAGATTTAACATCTAAAGAATAGTGGAACATATTTGCATTCTTCAATGCGATAGTGTAAGTACGGAATAAGTCTTGACCGCAGAAGATAGTCATATCATCAGCAGAAACTACTTGTGCAGGAATTGCTTGGTAGATACCATCAAAGATAGAAACTACATTCGCTGCAGTAATAGAACTTAATGGAGCACCACTAATGTAAGTAGAAGCGTTAGCCGCTACAACACCTGAAGCCGCACCAATCAACTTAACTAAACCATCAAACTTGTTTAAGTTTACGTCTACTGAAGTTGTATCTCCTTGCCAAATTGTTTTCTCTAATTGAGAAGCAATTCTATCAGCCTTTTTTGTAGCAAATTCTTGCTCAAAAGGAATAGAATCGTACATTGAACCTGTAGGTAAAGCCTTTTGTAAGTACTTAGCTTCTAAGTCTTTAGGACAAAGTGCTTCGTTTACTTTGATTTTACCAACTGTTACTGTTCTTTGAGTAAAAGTTGTTGAACCTGATGCAGTAAAACCACAAGAACCTCCTGATTGGAAGATTGCATCTGTGTCCATAATATTGATAGTTTCTGCGGATTTTACTCCAACCATCACGTTACCTGCACTTTTGATTAAAGTTGCAGTTTTTGCGCCTAATACAGAAGAAGTAACCAAAAGGTCTGCGTTTTGTTCTGTATAGTCTGCTAATGCTGATACATTAAATGCCATTGTTATTAATTTTTAGTGTTTAAAATTGCGTTTCTAAATCTTGCGATTCTTTTTTCTTTAATATCATTTGTTGATACAAATTCATTGAATCCATTTGGTTTTTGAATTGGGTCTGCGTTAGGTGTCTTTGTAAGTGCCTCTACTAATTCAGCTACTTGTGCAAATCCTTGTTTTACCTTTGCTTCTAATTCAGCAACCTTTTTATCAGATGATTCTTTGTCTGCTTTCAATTGTGCAACCTGTGCTTCAAATTGTTCAGCATATTCCTTCATCTTTTTTTCATAATCTTTTGCCATATCCGCAGGTGCTTCTTCAGCAGGTTCTGCATCAGGCATCATTTCTGCTTCAGGTGCTTCCATTTCAACGATAATTCCGTTCTCGTCTAATGAAATCTCGGTGCCATCTGCTAATGTATAATCTCCCATAGAACATGCAGTTCCGTCTAGGTATTTACATTCGCCACCAATTGCTAATTCAGAAATCTCTACTTTACTTCCATCTGCTAGGTCGTACTCTTTCATCTCAACCTTAGTTTCAACTTCAGGAGTTGGTTCACCTGCAGGAGGAACGGCTAAATTTTCTTCAAATAAGCCTTTGATTTTTAATATCGCTTCTTGTGCGTTCATACTTTTTGCTTTATATAGTTAAAAAATTGATTGTTTATCACTTAACCTGAGATAAAATATTTTTTACCTCGTTTATTAGTGCAGAAATTTGATTTACTTCCTTAGGCTTATAGTTAAACATACCTTCTACCGAGAATCCTTTTAACTTGCCTGTCTTAACCTGCTCCTCCCATACTTGCTCGTTATTTACAACCATTGAACCAAACCATGTACCCCAAGGAGTATCTTCAAAACCTTTCATTGGAGGTATTCCTCTTTTCTCATCACTTTGAAATGATTCAAATAAGGTAACATCCTCTAAGGTTAGTTGCCCATTGTGCATCATATTTACATTGCTTTGATAGCCTTTGCGGAAATACTTCTGCATAATTTTAAGTATAGTATTTGCAGAAAATGCAACATAGTAATCGCCATAATGAATATCACTACGGAAGATAGGAGTATCAGCCAACATAATAGGACCACTGATAATACGCATATCTTCGCTAACAATCTCAAACTTTTGTTTATTGTTAAAAGCATTCCAATTTTTTTGTATAGCAGGTCTATCTACTAAAGCTATGAAATCAACCTGAGCATCATCTTGTAAATCCTCATTGATGTCAAGCATATATACAGGTAAATCTAAGTTCATAATACTAAATAGTTTAATTGTTAATGTTTATCGTTTATTCAAAATTTGCCTTATTTTGTATCTCTTTTTCTCGTTCTTGTGAACTAGTAATATCTCTTTCTACTACATAGGCACGAACTGCAGTTTGACCACTTTGACCTCCACCGCCTCCACCTGTAGTTAGTGCAGGAGCAGGTGTAGTGTCTATTGAAGGTAAAGAACCTCCTCCGCTAGGTGGGGATGGCATTGATGGAGCCGCACCTCCTGATGGTGGTGGTATATCAACAAAGCCTGGTCCACTTGCACCGCCAGGGACAGGTGGTGGTTGTATTGCCATAATGCTTTTAACATTCTTAATACCTGCAACAATAGCCGCCGCAGCCGCCGCCGCACCTAAAACAGGACCAACAACAGGAATACCTGATAATGATTTAAACGCTGATACTGCCGCTTGATATGTTTCAATAGTAGCCGCTGCAATCGCAGTAGCCTTACCTGCAACAGTATGTTCGCCTAATGCCTTAGATACATTTTTTAATGTATTGGCAACCTTAGTCATTTGCTCACTTCTAACCTCAGCCTCTTTCTTAGCTAATTCCTTTCTAGTTTCTCCTAATGCCTTATCGGTTTTAGTATACTCATCTAAGGTAATTTTGCCTTCATCATACTGCTTTTTATTTAGGCTTATGGCATCATCAGTATATTTCTTTCTTTCTTTAAAGGTTAATGTTTCGTTACCTATTAATTCCTTTAATCTATCTGCCTCTTTAACTGCCGCCTCTTTATCATATTTTGCAGTTATAGCGGTTACCTCAGCACCATGCTTTTCTTTTAATGCAGTAACTAATAAAGTTTTTTGAGTTTCGGTATAATCAGCATTATCTAAAACTAATTTAGTCGCTTTTACTAGTTCTTCATCTAATGTTCCTAATTCCTTTTCCTTGCCTTCCTTTAACTTAGCTATTCTAGTTTCAGAAAGTAAATCTGCTAGTTCTTTCTCAAACTCATCATCCTTTTCCTTTCTTTTTGCCTTTGTTTCATCATCTATTTCTTTTCTTTTTGCCTCATATTCTGCTTCATTTGCTAATTTTAGTGCAGTTTTTTTAGCCTCACTAATTTTTAACTCCTCAATTTCCTTATCCTTAGCATCCTTATCTATCTTTAATTTTTCAAAGGCTTTTTCTTCTTCAGTTTTTAGGTACGCAGTTTTAGTTTCGTTCTGCATATCTAAAAGCATTTCATCTGCCTTTTTATTATCAGCCGCAATTTCTTCCTGTGTCTTTTTATTTTGAGCCGCTACCTTATCATTGGTTTTCTTTTGTTCTTCAACCTTTTTATCGTTAGCTTTCTTATCATCATCTGCAACCTTTTTGTTATAACTTGCATTTTCAACTGCCTGTGCAGTTTTTAAATCTCTAAACTTTTTTTCTTCCTCATCAGATAATTCACCCTTAGTTTTTAAGGCTAATCTAAGTTTACTTAACTCATTTTCAGTTTGCTGAAGTTTAAGTTCATGTATCTCTTTTTCTTTTCCTCCTTGTGCTTGTAATATTTTTATTCTATTAGCAATATCCTCGTTACCTCTTTCAGTAGCCTTTGCAACTTTATCTAAGTTTCTTTGTGCCTCGCTAGTTATGCCTACAAAATCAGTAAATTTCTCAACTAATTCTCCTACACCTTTTGCTAAACTACCTAATGGACTATCCATTATCCATTTCTTGATATCATCAAAGTGAGCGATAACAGTACCAAGTAATGTAACTAATGCACCTATACCTGTTGCAATGATAGCACCTTTCAATACCTTAAAGCCTGTACTTGTTTCAGCCAAGGTCATATTGAACGCTTGTTGAATAGTATTAGCCGCTTTAGTAACTAAATTGTTTGCAGTTTGAAAAGTTGTACTATTTTGTATTTGCAGATTTAATAACTTAAAACTATCTACACTATCTCCAATAGCGTTTAAGCCTGAGGTCAATGCCATAGCCGCATTAACTTTCAATAACGCTTCCTCAACCTTTTTATTTTCAGTTCCAAATAAAGCCATTACACCCTGTACCGCAGAAAATCCTCCTGCTACACCTGTCAATGCACCTGCTACTGCCTTAAATTTCTCATCAGGGTTGAAAGCCTTAGCCGCTTTGTTTACAAAGTCAATCTTATCAGCTAACTCCGCAGTTTTTTTACCTGCCTCTGCCGCTTCCTTAGATGCTTCTCCGTATTTTTCAATTACTTTAGCAAGTTCAACTACTGATTCCTTGTATAATTGTTTTAACGTTTTTTCATCTTCCTGACGCTTCTTATTCTTATCATTGGTTTCACCGAGTTTCTTATTGGTATCATCTATCTGTTTATTTGCTTCATCATTCTCGGTTCGCATCGTAATGATTACTTCATTCTCATTTGCCATTAGTCAGTATTTATTACTTTTAATAAATTAATTTGTGTTGTTCTATAATCAGTTGGACTATATGATTCTATCTTATTCAACCTAAATAGTACTCCGTTTATCCATATATATTTGCTAAAATCTAATTGATAAATATCTAATGGAGTTAAATATACCCTACAAGTTAGTAACTTACTTTCCATATCACTAATTTCCTGTAAATATGGTAAGTGATAAGTATTGAATAAATTATTAGTTGGATAAGTAGAAGCAGGGAACTGCAATTCCTTAGGTACACCGAAGTTAATATCAATAGTAGGATTAGCAGGATTATCTAAGTGTCCTGCATAACCATAATCAGTTATAGTTGCTAATGTTCCTCCACCATCTTGTTGTATCTTCCATTGTGTAACTCCTGTTATTTTCTTAGCTATCAAAATACGAATAATACTATCCATAGGGTCCTCCTGCGTATTATTATTTGATAATTTATAAATATCAGTATGGTATTTATCCTGTCCTGTATGTAGCTTCAATACTGAAGGTGCAAAAATAATTTGACTTGATGCAGTATCTTTTACGAAATCAAACTCGGAATCATATAAATAATCGCCATAGGTTTGACCATATTTCTTTTGATAGTTCTCATTGTAATAATCATTATCAGGAGTATATTTATAAGAATAATATCTAGCGTTTAATTGACTCATTGGTTTTATAGACATAGCACTACCTGTATCTATCTTTTGCGACCAATCTAATGCGTTTGCACCTGTGTTATCGTAAAAATCAATGTAAGGTTTTATGTTAATTTGCTTATCATTAATGTTATCTTGATAAACATATAAGTTAAACATTTTACATACTGACAAAAAGAAATCCTTTTGGAATATACCTTTTGGTAGGTTTGCATTCATTGATACAGTACCATTATAGGCAACACTAGTTAATTGTGCGGCTAATTGAGTAAAAGTAAAGTTAGCACTTGACACATTTACAATATAGGTATTTGCAGTAGCAGGAACGCTGATATTTATTTTAACTACATTAGTATTAACTATCTCGCCTGTATAATCAAATGCAAAAGTAAATGGATTATTTGCAGAAAAAGTATTTTGTGTTAATGTTTGCACCGCTACTCCATTAATTGATAATGTTGCAGTAATACTAGATGCCGCATCCGTTTGATATACACCTGTTATTGTTGCTAAGGCTCTAATTGATTTAGTACCATCAGTATATGTAAATTGACTTTTAGCCAAATTCTCTGTAAAATTAAGTAAAGTCGTAGTATCAAAAGACAAATCCGCATTTCTAGCCGTTGGTGTATTACTATTTAAAATTGTTTTAGTTGCATCTATTGTTGCTAATATAAACCTGTCATTCGTACCTTGTATTCCCTGACTATTGTTTGGTATGATTAATGTTTTAAAAAAATCAGTATTAAAGAAATCACAATCCAATGAATAGTTAGTTCCTTCAAATATTTTTTCTATATATTCCTTAACATACAAAGCAGGTCTAAATGTACTAACATGAAAGTCATCTTTTCCTGTACTTACATCTCCGTAATCAATTAATGGATAATAGTACCCTGAGCCATTTATTGTATTCCAACTATTTTGGATAGCAGTTACGTTCCATGTATGATTATATTGGCTGAAATCTAAATCCTCTAAACGCTTGTTGCCTAATTCAGTAATAAATCCGCTAAGTTCTCCAAATACTGCACATTGGTATTGTATATCGCCTTTGAAACTTTGTATTTCTAATATGCGTAATACCCCTTTGAATATTTGTATTTTATCTATATAAACCTCGCAACTAGCACTTTGAGAAGGACTAAAGTTAGTATTAACATTAGGCAAATCCATATTATGGTCATGGTGCATATTCATATCAAATGCAAAACCTAATATTTTATTGTTATTTGCAGTAGATGGTATAGTAATAGTTCTACTGAATGAGGTATTTCTAGTTCCAAAACTAGCTACATCATCAATAGTATAGGTAAAGTCAGTACCTATATCCTGCAATAAATCTAACTTGTAATTTTCAACATATATTTCAGTCCTTATCATTATCTAAATTGGCTGTTTAAATATTTACCTACTTCTATTTCTAAATCAAAATTGAATAATCCATCCGCAACCTTATACTTATATTGGTAGTTAGTATTCCTAATTGTTACAGGAAAGTATGCTCCTTGCACTTCCATATACACAATAGGAGAAGCTACTAATTGTGCTAACCAAGCATAGTCCATTTCATTAACCCAATCACTTGTTAATTGATAGTAATCAGTATGCTGAATAGCATAGTTAAAAGTTGTTTCATTATATTTGTTATAAGTATCTATATTGGTCATTGTTCCATTTGATAACTGATAAGGGTTTCTTCGGTAACTTGACCTTTGGAACTCACTTCTTCTCCTATTGACAAGTCGAAATGCCATTGTATCATATCCACCAAGTCGGTTGAGGAAATGTAAGTTATATTGTCTAAACTTGGGGTTACATACTTGCCTGAATCGTAATACCCTAGTAACTGCCGCCCCACGACTAATGTAAACATTGTATGCGTATGTATTTTCTGTTATTAATGTTGTTCCTGACCATTCATTTATTGCTCCTGCCTGAAAGTTAAATAAGTTAAACTGACCTGCCATTGTTATATCTCCACTTGCAGTTGCCTGTACCGCATTACTTTCATTTAAGGTTTCTACCCATAATTTATAACTACCACTTGTAATTTTAAGGAAGCTAATAAAAAATTGGTCGCCATATTCAATAGGTATGTCAGTATTATCTCTATCACATAACCAATCATCTGTGTAATTTTCAATTAGTAAGTTATCGTAATAATCCGATAGAACTAATGGTATCTCATTATTCTCAGTAAATATATCTCCGAACAATGGAGCATAATAATTGTAAGCAGAATAACTACCACTTGCTAAATCCGCAACTACCGCACCGCTTACCTCCTCGCCTATTCTTACTTGGTAATCAACCTTAATTTTATCATTAGAAGCTACTAATACGCTACTGCCTGAAGGTTCAAAGTAATTGCTAATATATGCCCTTACCATAGGAGAAGCGTTAAATACCCCATAAGAACCCTCCCCACTTGGAGCAGGGAATACCTTACTTCTAGTTACCTGTGAGCCATTTATGTATACATCATATACAAATTTAAAGTTAGTAGTTCCACTATTGTTAGAGGATGCTACAAACCAAAGGTCGTCGTGCATGGATGCGTATGTTGCAGGAACACTACTAATTGTTATAGCCATTATTGTTTGTTTTATTAACCATTTGTTTTACTTGTAAATCTACATCTCTAGCAAAGGCAAGTGTCATTGTTTCATAAAAATCCTTATCAAATACTCTAGCCTTAGCCTTACCTATGAAATCAGTTGTCCTTAAACCATCTCTCTTAATCGCAAAGGCAGTCATTGTAGCTACATCTCGCAAAGTTAGTCTTTGTGGTATTTGACTTATTTTTTTATTTTTAGTTTGAGATGCTGATAGCTTTGTTTTTTGACTTTCAGTTCTAACCTTTACCTTACCCAATTTATACCATTCCTCCAATGACTTAATCATTTGCTCATTAGGATATGGACTTCTAAACTTATAAGGACTATTCAATACGTTTTTAGGTGTTGCATTTAATCCTCCAACACCTTTAACACCTTTATCTACAAAACGATAGTAAACTGCCGCAGGGTTTTTCTTATCATATCCTAATACCATTTCATAATTAGTACCAAACTTAGTTACCTTAGGAGATAGGAATTCAGTAATTGCACCTGTGGCTACTGCTCCTGCCTTTTCTAACTCCTCAGTTGCTACTTGGTTAAACAATGCTCCATAGTATAGCATTAACTGCTCAAAGGTTGGGTATTCGCCTATAGTATAGACATCATACTTCTCGCCTAATGATGCTAGAAATCCATCTGCTATTGCTTTCGCTTGTGCCTTTGCTTCACTCATACCTTTAAATAGCCAAATAAGTATGAAATACCGCACATAAAAAACCCCCACTATAGAAATAGCGGAGGTCACTCTATGTCAAACATCAAGGTAAGGGAGCCTTAATTTCTTAATCTTTTCATTTGTTCTCTATCATAACTGCTTTTGGCTTTCATATATGCCATTGTATTAAGTGCTTCTATTGTACTCATTTCAAATACTGCTTTAACGCTGATATTTTCCTGCTCGGCAATAAGCCTTGCGGTATACTGCCATCCAAAGATGCGTATAAAAGCGTTACCACCGAATCCGCTTCCTCCTGTGTCATCCCCATCCTCGCCATCTCCTCCGTCATATAATCCTTTGAAACTTCTATCCAATTTCTGTATACTTGATAAAAAAAAACCAACGTATGATATACATCTACAAACTTGGCTTCCTGCATATCTAAACTATATTGTTCATGTTTACTTGCATCATAGTTATCATCTACCCATCTGCCTAGCCAATTCCTTTTTTGAGGCATAACCATTGAAGCGGATATTTTATGCAGGTTGCCTACCACATCCTTACCAAATACCTTGCTTTCAATATACCTAGCGAAAGGCATATCCTTTACGTTATAAATAACTCGATACCTTCTACCATTTACCTGAATGTATTTAACAGGCTTACCTGTAATATCCTCCTTTAGAAACTTTAGCTTTGCCCTTTCCTTTTTTAATTCTTCTAGTGGCAAACTATCTATTTGGTATTGTGTCATACCTGT